CATCGCAGTCACCGCGCAGACCAAGAAGCTCAAGGCTAAGTGGACTCCGGAGTTAGGACAAGATCTTAACGCCTACCACAACCTTGATGCTGAGGTCGAGTTGACTAGCATTCTCTCTGAGCAAGTTGCTCTTGAGATTGACCGCGAGATTCTTGCGGATCTGGTCAATGGTGCAACCGCTCAAACCTACTACTGGGCTCGTGCCCCGGGTCTCTTTGTGAACCGGGTAACTGGCGTTGAAGTTGGTGCATCTTCGGCTGCTCCCGACTTCACCGGTACTGTGAGTGAGTGGTATGAGACTCTCATTGAAACTATCAATGATGTCTCTGCACAGATCCATCGCAAGACATTGCGTGGTGGTGCTAACTTCATCGTCTGCGGACCTGAAGTTGCCAACATTCTTGAATTCACGGCTGGTTTCCGTGCCTCTGTTACGGCAGATGATGAAACTGGTTCCGTGGGTGCTGTCAAGACTGGATCTCTTTCCAAGAAGTTTGACGTCATTGTTGACCCATACTTCCTGCGAAACGTGATCCTCGTTGGACGTCGCGGCTCCTCTTTCCTTGAAAGTGGATATGTGTACGCACCTTATGTGCCGCTGCAGACTACACCAACTATCTTTGGCCCTGAAGACTTCGTGCCCCGCAAGGGCGTGATGACTCGGTACGCCAAGAAGATGGTGCGTCCCGATATGTACGGTCTTGTTATCGTGCGTGGTCTCTTAGGTGAGGCAGGTGCTACTAGCTAAACCCTAGAAGCAAAATAAAAGTTAAGCCCTCGTCGAAAGACGGGGGCTTTCTTTATGGGAGGAGCTACTTAGGGGAGGAGGGAGAAATCCTTTCGTTAATTGACCTAATTAATATTCATAGAAGGAGAAATATATTATGGGAACTAAAAGAGTAGGTTGGGCACGAATTCGTAGCCTGATTAACGAAAATCAAAATGAACTATTCCATCTCAAGCAGGGTTATAAAGTGGTGACAGCGGATACGACTTTAACGGCTGCGGATAGTGGGAAAGTTATTTTAATGGGAACTAACGGTGTGGACATTACGTTGCCCGCTGCAACTGTTGGAATGAGTTTTACAGTCATTCAAACGGGAGATTACGCCACCGCTGCTTGTACTGTCATCGCAGGAACCGGAGACTTTATGGCCGGTGCTGTTGCTGGACCTAGTACCGCAGCAGCCAACTTGGCTGATGGCAGTAGCGACCTGACAGCTACATTCGGTAGTGCTACGCTAGCAGGCGACCAAATTACCCTGGTGTCAAATGGTACTTTGTGGTTTGTATCGGGTACTGCCGCTGCCGGTGGTGCTAACGGCATTGCATTTAGTTAGTAGTTAACAAGTTTTTGCTACAGTTTATATTGTCCCCCCTTCCCTTTTGGGTTGGGGGGATTTTTCTTTTTGAAGAAGAACAACTAATTACTATATTACACAGGAGTTCCCCATGGGAAAGAAAAGACGAGTATTAAGATATCCACAAAAGTTTGGAGCAAAACATAGTTATTTAGTAGCGCGCGAGGATATCCCTACTCCACCAATTGAAACAACGGCCGCAATACCAATTGAAACGGTGGCGCCGACTGAAGTGGAAACAGTTGTAACTGAAGAAACAACCGCTCCCCCTAAGCCAAAGAAGTCGACTACTTCTAAGACAAAGCCTACTAAGAAAACCACTAGTAGAACACGAAAGTCTTCGAAGACCACAACCAAAAAAACCAAATAATTGATATACAACTATTAACCTTTCTAAAGAACCCGGGTTATCGCCGGCATATTGTTAATGAGATCACTATTTAGGGTGAGGGGAGATTTCATTAATGCCAACTAAGCTAAATCCAATATCTGAAACAAGTGCTATTGTTTTAACTTCTACCGGAAGCACTTCACTAGTGGCCGCCGGATGTCCGTTTGGGATGTACACAGGATCCGCAGATTTTCTGAGCGGAGCCTCGCTCCAAGTAGCCTATACCTATAAGAAACTCGGTGGCGATGTTGTCGACATCGAGTTAACCCCGGCGAATGTATATGCTGCATATGAAGAAGCTGTTTTAGAATATTCTTATATCATTAATATTCATCAGTCCAAAAATAGTCTCTCTACCTTCTTGGGCAACCAGACGGGAACCTTTGATCACCTAGGTGACATGAAGACAGGACCCTCTGGCACCAATTTAGCGTATCCCCGCTTTACAATTGGGTATGCCCGTCGAGTAGGCGATGGTGCCGCGGCCGCTGCAGGTTTTGGTGGGACAGTGGCCCAATATTCGGCATCGTTTCAACCCGTCAGCAGCCAACAGGACTACAATTTACAAGCCATCATTCAAAGTGCCTCTGATTCCGGAACAGACGATGCGGGCAAAACGGTCGACTATGCCGGGAAAGTTAATAATAAGCGCATTATTGTGCAACAAGTTTTTTACAAGTCTCCTAGGGCAATGTGGCGCTTCTATGGGTACTATGGAGGGTTCGGTGTCGTAGGAAATTATTCCACCTATGGACAATATGCGGATGATTCTACTTTTGAGATTATTCCCACATGGCAAAACAAACTCCAAGCAAAAATGTATGAAGATTCGATTGTAACTCGGACCTCAAATTATGCTTATGAGATTATAAACGATAAACTAAGGCTCTTTCCAACACCCGATGCATGGGCTGATGGCTTTGCTGATCGGGTATGGGTCAAATTTATGGTAGACATTACGCCATGGGACCAAGGCACAACCAACGTGGGAGTTCAGGGAGTAAATAACTTGAATACAATGCCATTTGATAATGTTCCGTATGTGAACATTAATGCTATTGGAAAACAATGGATTAGAAAATATGCTTTAGCCTTGTGCAAAGAGATGCTGGGACAAATTCGAGGCAAGTTTACGACAATGCCCATCCCCGGCGAAAGCGTAACCTTGAATCACTCGGAATTATTGTCCCAGGCAAAAGAAGAACAAACAGCACTTAAAGATAAGCTTATGGAAATCTTAGATACTATCACATATGATGAATTAGCTAAGACTGATCAAGAACTAACGGACGCAGCAGCGAATGTGTTGAAAGTTTCGCCACTTCCAATTTTTGTAGGATAATAAACGATGGCCGATAATGAATGGGAAAGACCAAAGAATCCACCACCTCCACTTTTTCTAGGAAGAAAAGAGCGCAACCTTGTAAAGCAGGTTAATGATGAATTAATTGAAAAAGTTATTGGGCAACAGATCCTTTATTATCCTGTTGACCTCGGGGCTACTGATTTTCATGGAATGTATGGAGAAGCCATCGAAAAGACGTATTTACCTCCCATCCGGGTGTATGCTTTGGTTGAGTTTACCGATTATTCCACTCAATATATGGATGGCTTTGGGCTTGACAAGTCATGGGAAATCTCAATTCATTTTCATCGACGTCGTTTAACAGAGGATCAAGACTTATATGTCCGTGAAGGCGATTTTGTACTCTATGGAGATTATTATTATGAAATTGTTAAGCTCTCGGAGCCGACTAAGCTTTTTGGACAAGTAGATCACAGTTTTGAAATTGCAGCTACCTGCAAGCGCGCCAGAAAGGGATTATTCGATGCTACCTGATAACTTTGATTTTGCGATGATTCCTACGGGAAGTAATGGTAAGGATGACTTCACCCTTAAAGAGGTAGGGATGCTGGCATCGACCATTGAGAGTATTGATTATTCTTTGGTGTCATGGATTAAGGAAGATTTGAAGTTGAGCGTTCGAACGAACGAAGGATTTACAGAAGTGCCGGTATTATGGCAAACGCCCGAACGAGCGTACCAGATTAAGCACGACAAATCGCTAAGAGACGATGCGGGCGCATTAAAGTTGCCCTTGATTAGCGTAGAGCGTACTGGGATTGTTAAGGATCCAGCCCGAAAAGGAGGCTATCAAGCGAATTTGTATTCAGACAAGGGAAACGGCCGCACCGGTCGGATGGTAATCGCCAAGCGCATTGTTCAGGATAAGACTCGAAATTTTGCAGTGGCTTCCGGGACACGTATGAATACTGCCGGCACCAAACAACGCTATTCTCCCAGAATAAATAAGAAAGTAGTCATCCAAACTCTGTCGGTCCCTATCCCTGTATATATTAATGCGGAATATAAGATTTCTATTAGATCAGAATACCAACAACAGATGAATACCTTAATGACTCCTTTTATGGGACGAACCGGACAGATTAATTCATTTATTTTAAGACGAAACGGCCATCTTTATGAAGCGTTCATCGATCAGAATTTTACCCACTCTAATACAGTAGCCGCCTTGGGCGAAGAAATGCGAATGTTTACTACCGAGGTTACCATTAGAGTACTGGGGTATTTAATGGGAGAGGGCGAAGACGATGATCGTCCCATTGTGACAATGAGAGAAAATGCTGTAGAAATTACATTTCCGCGAGAGGGGATCGCACCACCCGGCAATTCCAACCTGTTTGGAAAGATTTGGGACGGCAGTACCCCCCCTGATGGGGGACCTGAAAGCAGTTCCTGAAGTTATCCCCCATTTTTCTTTGCAGTTCAGGAGCTTTTTGGAATTAAAAATACTATTTAATTAATGATTGCAGTAGCATAAATTCGCAATTGTTTTAAAAGGAAACTCAAGCATGTCAGTAAAGAATTTTAAATTTGTATCTCCGGGAGTATTTATCAACGAAATTGATAATTCTTTCCGCCCAGCCACCGCCGATGCCATTGGCCCTGTCGTTATCGGCCGTGCCCGTCGCGGCATCGCGATGACCCCAGTGAAGGTACAATCCTATTCGGAATTTGTTGAAGTATTCGGAGAGACCGTTGCCGGTATGGGGGGTGGCGACATCTCTCGTAATGGAAACTACCAGTCTCCTATGTATGGGACCTATGCGGCCAAGGCTTTTTTGGCCTCGAATGTGGCGCCTTTAACTTATGTTCGCCTCTTGGGTCAAGAAGACTCTAATGCTTCTGGCGCCGGTAAAGCCGGCTGGAAAACGCTGAGCAGCCCTGCTAACACCGTGGCAGAGAATGGCGGCGCTTATGGACTGTGGGTCTGGCCCTCTTCCTCGCATGCTACGCTTCTGGGAGGTAATACCTCACGCCAAGGCGTATTGGCTGCAGTTTGGTATGTAAACGCTAGCGCATCCATCTCATTGAGTGGAACGATGCATGGCGCCGGCGCACTTACCACCGGTGGTGTGGGAATGGTGGTTGGCAACAACACTACTGATTATACATTTGCTGTGCAGGTACGTAATGCCGGCTCTACGGCAGCTACCGGCAGCGAGACAATTAAATTTAATTTTGATGATTCTTCAGATTTGTTTATTCGTAATCGATTTAACACAAATCCGCAACTCGCATCTGTATCCGGTAGATTTTATCCTACGTCGGCACGCAAAAATTATTGGCTCGGAGAAAGCTTTGGACAAGCTCTCCGTGCCGGAACTACCACTGCCAATGGTGCATCGTGGTTCGTCTCTAGTAGTGGATTAACAGCCACATCCCTTCACGGGGTGCTGTTGCCTATCGCACTCGCAGGAACTAACACCACTGGGCCCCAAAATCTGCAAGGC